GTCATTACTTATTCTTAGTTAGTTACTAACCTACATGTTCTTTGAAGAAAGGTACAATTTGCGCCATGGCCAGCCCAACAGGTTCACTTTTATCATAAAGGTCGTAATGCGATGATGGATGTGATAGAGAATATGATGTTTTAACAGGTGATACAGCAGGATTAGAATTGTGTACCTTTTGTGGACATTACCTTGAGGTAGACAGCGAAACGGAAGAAACAAATGAATCAGAAGAAGATAGCTGGGATTGATTATTCATTAACATCACCCGCAATATGTGTATATAAGGAGGAAGAAGATGGTGGATATTTTGACTTTGATGGGTGTGTGTTTCATTATCTATTTAATAGTGAAAGACAACGACAGCTTGCCACCAGGAGTGGGCTGAGTAATTTAAAAGCTGAGCCTTATCCTGAATGGAAGACTGCAGAAGAAAGACATGAAGAACTCACAGCTTGGGCATATCGTATTATCCAAGGTTGTGAAGAAGTGTTTCTTGAAGGGTATGCTTATGGAGTAACTTCCAATAGAGCACCGATATATGAGAATACTGCAATATTAAAACATAGAATGTGGAAGAATAAAGTTTCATTTACGATGTATCCTCCTACAGTCATCAAGAAATTTGCAACAGGCAAAGGTAATGCAAATAAAGAACAAATGTATGAAGCCTTTGTCGGTGAACTTCTTACCCCTACTGACCTCAAAGAACGATTAACTCCCAAAGCAAAAAAAGTAATAAATCCGATTAGTGATATCGTGGACTCTTATTTCATCGCAAAATGTGGTGCAGAAGGATTGTTGGTATGACAAATAGAGAACGAAAGAGAATTGCTAATAGGAAATATTACGAGAAAAATAAAGACCGTCTTGCCGAGAAATGGAAACATGATGAAGACCGAAAAGACTACTTAAAAGAATATTACAAAGAGAATAAAGATGCTATTCTACAACGGGCAAAAGAGTGGAATAAACGTAATAAAGAAGCAAGAAAACTAATCATGGAACGTGAAAAAAGAAGTAAATTGAAGCCTTTTTGGGAAGTTAAGCAAAAAAGAAGTAAATTGAAGCCTTTTTGGGAAGTTAAGCCCACTAAATAGTATGAATATAGATAATTTTCAAGAACTTATTGATTTGACAGATTACCTTGATTTGACAAATGAATACCTCATCCGCAAATTTAAAGAGGGCGGTAGCTACTTAATCATTGACACCTATGGTGATTTCTTAATATTAAAAAGAGATGAAGTGGATACTGTTACGAATATAATTTTGAATGACCTCTATGGTCCCATATCAGAAGAAATCCCACACATCTTAAATTAATAAACACTTGACTTCCTTGGCTTATTGTGTTATAATGGTACCATAGAATGAGAGGAGTAATTATGTTAGATACAGCTGTCGATATTGTAGGAAATTTTGATGTAACAATGGATTATCTATATGTTATTCGTGAAGGCGCCTTTGGGTTCTTGACAGATGCAAAAGAATCACCATACCCTTGGATGTTTGCCGCGGCATACGTGGCTGGAGCATTACCTTTAGCCTTAGTATTTTTTGGTTTTCAATGGATAGAATGTTCTAGAGAAATAGTACAATGTGGATTAGTATCACTAGGAGGATAAATGGAAACAGAATTAGATCAAGAAATTAAAACTCTTGATATACCTACAGTTCACTCATTTACAATGGAAAAGATATATCATTTTGTTTGTGGAGAATGTAAAAATTGGTGGAGTCATGCAACTGACATGATTTACCGGCGTGGTCAAAATATGTCTTGTCCTCATTGTGGGGAGAAGAGAGGAATTGTTAAAAATGAGGTGGATGAAAATCCCCGATGGGAAAGAGATGTAACATAGATGGTAAGAACAAGTTTATTCAAATATAGAAAAGTTACGGTCCAAAAGAGGACTAGTATAGGTAAATCTAAAAACACAAAACCAAAAAACAAATACAAGAGAAAAAGCTGGAAAAAATATCGTGGTCAAGGACGATGATGGAAACTACCATTATATACACCCAAATGACTTTGAATCAGAATCTTTTCTTACAATAAGATATGATAAACAAGGACAGGCAATACACCACACGCATGATCCCAATCAATTGAAAAGAAGACTGAAAGGAGGATGGACTACATGGTTTGTAAAAATCAGAAAGAAAAAATAATTTTGAATTTAATTAGCCTTAATTTAATCCAAATGATATTGATAGTTGTTATCATTGTCTTACTCACTTCTTGTGCTCCTCCTGAGACTCGTCCTCCATTATGGTTACGAGCGGTAGAGACATTACCACAAGTGGAAGGCTTCAGTAGAGCAGGATTATTTACTATAAACGAAAAAATATATGTACAATATTGTGATCCAAGAGGAAATCAGATATGGTTGAGATATAATGAAGGCAACCACACATGGAGACAGAGTAGATATAATTCGCAAGGATGTTCAGATGGTGACAATGCAACAGGACCATATTCCGAATGAAGAAGATGGAATAATAACTGAAACAAAACCGAAGAAAGGGGCAATAGCTCGTGGATTTAAGAGAGTAAAAGAACCAGAAAAGCCTGGCAATTTTGCTGTGGTTTTACACAATGATGATTTTACTCCAATGGAATTTGTAGTATATGTTCTACAAGAAGTTTTTCATCATCCATCTGACCGGGCTGAAAGAATTATGTTAGCTGTACATAACGAAGGTGCGGGTGTCGCAGGAGTATATCGTTTTGAAATAGCAGAACAAAAGGCTTCCGATACAGCCGATGAGGCGAAAGAAAACGAATACCCATTAAAAATAACAATAGAAAGAATTTAAAGGAGAAATTTATGTCACTATATTCTAAATTTTGTTCATGGTTGTCTGGCTGGCCAGAGAGCAGCAAATATGGAAGAAATGATCATGAGGAAGATTTTTTGTTTGCAGAAGAAGAAAAGATGATCAAAGAAAACAATAAGAACATAGGGAAGAAACCCAAAGGATTAAAATCTAAAAAGAAGTCTATGCGTACTTCTAAAGGTAACGCACGAGGTTAAAAAATGAAAGCTGTACTTGAATTTAATTTACCAGAAGATGAAGACCAATTTAACGTAGCATCAAAATCAATGGACTGGTCATTGCTTGCTTGGGATCTAGATCAAATGATACGGTCTTTGTTGAAATATCATCCTGAAGAATATGAAACTGGACAAAAAGCATTAGAACATGTTCGGGAAGAAATACACAATATAATGGAAGAAAAAGGATTACAATTTCCACCATAAAGGTAGTCACATGTCAGATAAAATATATCTTCCTATGGAACCAAAACAAAGAGATGATCTCCGTATTGCGATGGAGACTCAATTTCGTTATAAATTTTATAACTCTACAGAATTTCCTTTTCTACAATCTATAGGTGTAAATCATATTATACAAGGATTTAAGGCGCCTGATGGAATGGGATTTATTGGAATATTACATCTTTATTGGTCACCTGATGAGTCAGATATTGTTTATGATAAGCCAAGAAAGTTTAAGGCTATAGGAACTTGGAATGGAGAGTGGTTAGATAGACCGGAAGAAGCTGTTGAGTTGGCAATACAAATTCAAAAAAGTAGACCTTATGATGAAAATAAATTGATACAGGTTGCAATGGAACAATACCAGAAAATGGCTAATAAAGAAGTAAAGAAGTTAGTTGAGGATCATTTAGAAGAAGAAGAAAAAGTACCGAAATTATTGAATTAGAAGATAAAATGGAAAACTTTAAGACACGAAAATTAGATGCATCCGATTACCACAAGGATCATCCATATATGAAATCTCTGGACAAAGCTCTGTCCCACTATGTTGCAACTAGGAGCTTGATAGCACAAGGACAGTATGAGCAGTTCAAAATTGACATCCTAAACGCACTTTTTCATCCACAGGCAAAATATGATAAAAGAGTGGAGTCACCAATGAAAAAGGGAAGGTAATAAATTGACAGACCCTTATTTTATACGAATAAAAAAAGTATACGATCTACAAAAAACTGTCATCATTAAAGCTGTTATGGAATGGAAAGAAGTCTTCACAGCAGGCGAGATGTCTCTTAATCTAAAAGACTTAAAGTTTCGTTTATCTCAGGCAGACAGTATAAACGAAAATAAAGAAGAATATTTAAAAGCAATAAATGAAGTAGAAAAAGAAATTGAGAGAACACAAGGAGAATAGATTTGAAAACAGCAACTATTCAAGTTTTACAAAGTGAAAAGAAAGCTCTACAAAGTGAAAAGAAATTTGTAGTAACAGAATTTGATGAAGATTGTATTGGTAATCCTGCAGCTGCCAATTCAATGATTACTTATAAAGATTATTCTGAGAGGAAGAAAAATAGTAGAGTAACTTTATATGATACTTTAGAAAAAGCTGCAGATCATGTAAGAGAATATCAAAATGAGTAGCAAGAATTTAGAGAATGAATATGTAAAATTTATGCAGGATGCAAAAAGTGTCTATATTTCATCGATATGTGAACATAGAGGGGGAGTGGCTCCAGAGATAAGTTATTCACCTTGTATAGTAGATGAAGATAAGAACATTTACATTCTGGTAAGCACTCTTACAAAACGTACAGAGAGTTTGCTTGCGCAACGCAATGTTTCATTGATGTTCATCGAGCCAGAAGAACAATGTAAAGAAATATATGTCAGGACACGTTTGATTTTTCTTTGTAGTACATTGTCGTTTGCATTTAGTCGGGTACTTTGGGATGAGAAAGTAGCACAATTCACAGAAAAGTTTGGAGACATAATAAATACATTGGTGTCTTTAGAAGACTTTAAGATGTTTCGTTTTCAACCTATTCGTGGAACTTTTGTTAAAGGATTCGGTAAAGCCTATACCATAGAAGGAAAAGATATGGATCAAATAGAACACATAAATTTTACAACCGGAGAAAAGATGTGAAATGGGTAGTACTTATTTATCTTGCTATGTGGACAAATACTCCAGAAGTGATGAAGTACACCGTGCTTGAATTTCCTGCACATGATTATTATGATTGCATAGACATAGCAGAGGAAATTAATGATATAGAAACTGCATATAATAGTGAGACTGCATATGTG